CCTTCCCATACATCACATAAGATACATTTCCTAATGCTTGAACCATTTTTACTCATCCTCTTTTTCTTTCTTTTTGGGCTTTTTGCCTCCAGATACCTCTAAACTGTGGGTATTCTTAAGCTCTTGGAGCTGAAGTTCATTGACATCCAACTCTATTGGCTCTCCTTCTTTCATATCTACACCGAACTCAGTTAGGTGCAAATCCTTGTTAGCTGTTACTGTTACCTTCATACGTTCCATCTCCTTACAGGGTATTCCATTACAACCGACCAGATTTTCCTTCTTCGGTCAGATTTGTCTGTCCAGCTTGGTGGTTGCATTTGGTGAGCATCAGAATCATTCAAGGAACGATTGGCCTTGAAGATTCGCTTGACTTCCTTCAAGCATTTTATCATGTGTGCACGGGAGTGCATAGTAGAAATATCAATGGTGATGTTCTCAGTTTCTTCAAGATTGTCATCCCCAGTTTGATAAGTATCAGAAATAGTGTTCCGGGTATAAACTCGGATATAAGTTGTTTCTTCTCCAAAATCACGGGCCATAGTATCATAAATCAATGAAAAATCAGGAGTGATGTTATCTGTATTTGCAGCAACCCATTCTGAGATTAGCTTAGCTTTGATTACTTCTATGGCTTCGTTTGTCATTCGAAATCAACTTCCGTGCATACACGCACTAACAATAAGAGGTGTTTATTCCTTCTTTTTAAAGGTTTGTATCTCCGACGGAAGGAGATATCTGTCATGCACCCCAAGATAATCCCGATATGCATTATCCCTTATGAGAAACTCTTCAGTATGTTCTGGCCCAAGTTCAAAATGCAGAAGTTCATGAAATAAGGTAGCCCGAAGCATATCAAAATCAGAATCCTGCTTCAGAATAACCCTGCTTTCATTATACAGCGCACACCCTCTGACTTCCCGGAGGCAGTAAGGTTCAGTAAATTCCACAACATTAATGCTCACATTTGCAGAGAGAAAAACACAATGAAAAAGAGACATGCAAATTAAGCCACTAACCATCTTTTTCTCCTTCACTCAATCTGATGGTTTTGTTCCGATACTTCTTCACAAAATCCTGCAACCCTAAATCAGTTGCATTCCGAAGATAAGGGCGCATTTCTGTTCCTTCTTCTGCAATCTTTTTCTGTATCTGCTTTGCCACGGCCCACGCATGTGAGCCTTGTAAACCTAACTTACGAGTTACCCACCCATGCAAATCCTTCAAAGCCACGTGATGTGGGTCGCTTCCATACTCCACATCATCTGCATAAGCGATTCTATACGCAATCTTGAATCCCCCTGCAATACGCTCTAAACTACCAGAAGCAAGAAGAAGCCCGGTATCAGAAATTACATAATCTTTTTCCCCAAAAGGTTCAGTAAGATTCTCTTGGGAACGTGCAAAAATCATGGTGGCAAGTTCAAAGGCAATCCAATCGGCTGCTTTTTGGGATGGGCTTTTTTTACCCATGCCTCACACCATCTCAATCACAGACCTTGTCTGCCAATGCATAGTAGGAGAATCCCGGTCAAATGTCCAATCTGGGGCATACCCTGCATTGCTCTCTTCTTCCATGATATCCAACAATTCATTGAGTGGAAGCCCACGTTTCCCAACCCTCTTCTCTACATTAGCACACCATTGGCAACGCCGATTATCATGAACAGTTACAAGTTTATATCTGGCCTCACCTTTCTCATCAAATTCCTTGTAAGCATTGAGACGTGCAGAATTGGAAATCTTATTTGAGGTAGTGCGCACAATGTTGTTAATCCGGGCTTCAGAGTAATCAGTAAGTTCTTTGAGCATCTTCTTGAATTTCAATGGGTCAAAATATCCCTCTTCACTTGACTTCTGCACAATCTCATCAAATTTGATAAGCTGTTCTTGGCGCAGCTCTTCCATTGCATCCTGATTCTCAGGTGTAGAAATCAACCCTGCAACTGCACCCAATGCAGCCAAAGTGGTTACGTTCCTTCCAAATCTCTTCTCAATAAGCTCAACTTCATTCATATATTGTTTATGGATGAAAGATTCAAGTTTTTTCCATGAGATATCAGAGAATTTAGTGGCCAGAAGTTCCCTCATTTTCTTGAGGTCTCCCTGAGTGATTTTTTTTTTATTTTCGAGTTTAAGGGTTTCCTTCAGCTCTTTGTAAATCCCATCAAGGGTTTCATCCTCTTCTTGGAGGGTTTTATCAGATTTCTCAAATGATTTAGATTCTGAGAAGAGGGGAGTGTCTCCGAAGGATGGTGTATCCGGTGAACTACCAAAGGTCCTCTGGGAAGTAGGAGGGTTTTCTGGCGTTTCGGAGAACTCAAACTCCCCGTCATCTCCGATTGATACAGAGAATCCCATACCAACCATCATGTTTGCATTTTGGGTCTTTTGCAGCTTGAGTTGGATTTCTCTTAATTCGTCTTTCTCTTCAGCAGGGGCAACAACAATGGACCAACCATCAGCTTCATACATCAAACTGACTTCATAAAGAATTTCATTGAGTTTATCTTGTCCACGCTTGACAGCTTTGTTGGTTACAACCATCTGCTGTCCTTCTGAATTCAAGCCAGAAGAAGTTTGGATATCTCCAGTAAATACAGGCATCACACCATACAAGGCCCCAATCATCCTCCTGATTGCATCACGGTGCTCAAGAATCTGCTGGTCGCTGGAAGTTCCAGATACATTAATAAATTCAGCCATCTTCCTTGCTTGGGTCTCGATAGCAAGGAACGGAATTTGGTTTGGATTTACACGGAGCATATCCCGGACTTTAGACATAAGGCCATCCAACATAGACTGAGCCATGTTCATGACCATAAATCCTTTTGGTGGCCTTCCTTCTTGGAACTGCTTCATCTGTTGTTTATCGAGGTAATAAAGGGAATACAGCTTCATCCAAATAGCATAAATAGGAGAATACCCCATCTTCTTGGTTGAAGTATATTTGGTCTTGTGAATGATTTCCCCAACAATGAAATGAGTTAGGCGTTTCCCATAAATCTCAGTAAATTCTATTGGGTGGGTCTTGGCCCCACAAATAGGGCAAGTAAAAACATCAACTTTATTCTCACGGTGGAACAGGCACACACGGGCAGGGGTTCCATCAGGTTCACACCCAATCTCTCCATAATCAGAAATCATTTTCCTGAAGAAAACTGGGGATACAGAACGGTGCTCTTTCGGAATCCTCCCCAGAATTTCTCCAGTCTCCTTGTCCAGAAGATATTCAAACTGAGTGAGCAGCATTCCATTATCATAAATCTCAATGTCTTCTTCTACTTCCCGGATAACATCTATTAGGGGTTGGCCAAGAGAGTTTGCGCTCCTGAATAATTTTTCAAGTTTCCTCTTCCCACTCCAATCCGGTGTGCTTGTCTGAGAGCCACACTCATCACATTTCTTGGTGCGATATTCAAATTCTTTACCACATTTAGAATTTGTGCATTTACTTTCCCAACCAGTTTCAACACTTATCCCATTGATAAAAATCTCATTTTTAAGGTGCAGAATTGAGGTTCGGAGGATGTCAATATTGAATGCAAGCCATTTGAGATATCTTGGAGGAAGTGGTGCTCTTGCTAATTGAGGAGCAGTTGAATATCCTCCTCCTTCAGAATAAGGGTCCAGTTGAGGGGTTAATGGTTTTTTAGTCTTGACAACCCCATCTTCTTTTTTTCCTGAGAGAAAATCCATCCAACCCATGCATGATACCTCTATAAGAATCCTTGGGAAACACCACAAGGTTCTTGCATATCAGAAGGGTGGCATTCCTTCTTTTTAAATGTTTTCTTTTTTAGTGCTTCAATCTTCTCAACTTCCTTGTAAAAAAGGCTCATGCTTTTCCGGTCAATTCCCCCCAAAAGTTGGTTCACACTCAATTTTTTATCTGATGCCACATAGAGCAGAGCACAATAAAAATAATCCAGCTTCGGGGTGTATCCATATTGGTTTTGATAATCATAATAGAGATTTGCAGCAATCTTCAGTTCCTTGGAATAGTAGGATGTAATTATGAATTGAAACCGAAAGTTGCTAAAGAGCATCAAAGAATTCCCTCGCTGCTTGAAACTCCTACGCTTGGAGAGATTGCATATTTAGCAATAACAAGACTATCTCCCTCATCCGGGGAAGATTCAGGGTCCACAACTTTAATCTGCCTGTCTGATTTTACCTCGATTGTCCACTTCCTCAAATCCATGACATACCCAGATTTCTCAGGAAGGTTGAAAAATCGCCCTTCTTTCATGATGTCTGCAAGTTTGATAATCTCTTCTGTTTTCTTGTTGAAGAACCGTTCAGATGGGGATTTGTGGCCAGCAACAAAAGCCTTCAGATAATAATAATCTCCATTCTTGTCCCTCAGTTCCGCAAGACGGTCAAACACACCTGCACCAACTCCCACCGTATCTATTGCAATGGTGGGGTTAGAGCCAAGGTATTTCTCATAAATAGGAATGAGTTTCCCCACGATATTCATAATGTTCTTGGTGTCAATCTTCTGCTGCTCAATGTAAAAATATTGCCCATCTTTATGGCCCAAAACAGTTATCACAGTCCAGTCCCCTCCCCCCCTTGCAACATCAACACCAATCCCAACACTCTCAAATTCAGGAAGCTCCTTCGCTCGGATTGCATTTGTGATGTGAGGTTCATGCAAAAATATTGCATCCTCGATATCCATGGGAAATTCCGCATCAAGCAAAATCCGGGCTTCCATCTCAGTCAAGTTCCTCCTTTGGTCATCAACTGCTTCTTGGGTTACTCTCCCCTCTCGGACACAGTCCTCCGCAGAGATATGTATCTTGAACCATTCCGGGTCATTGTGATGGTCATAAAACTGCTCCAGATTCCAAGGGTTTCCTATCTCCAAAATTTTTGCATCTTCACTCTCAAGAAGCATTCTGTAAATCTTCCCATATGCTTCCCGGCTTATTTCTGCAACCTCCTCGATAATCGTGATGTTGTATCCTCTCCCCATGATTCCAAGCCCTTTTTTGGCCAAGTCCACAGTATGCAGTTCTATTGAAGAGCCATTCACAAAAGTAATTCTCTTCCGTGAAACTTCTTTCTTTAGGCCCTCAAGTCGTGTCTTTCCTGCCATGTCCACTTCGATTTCATCCAAAAAAGAATCATTTGTGAGGAGGAATTGGCTTATGTAATCCATGATAATTTTAGCTTTGGGATATGAAGGGGCGACAATCCCAATCCTTGTGTTTGGCCTGAATACAGCATAAAGAACAGCACCCATGGCCAGAGCGTAGGATTTCCCTGCTCTTGTTGTTGCCCGGATAGTTACTTTCTTCTGGTCCCCGAATAAAGCAGATAAAATTTGAACTTGATAATCATAGAGGTCCACCTGAAAAATAAATTTGCAAAGGCTGTGGATATCATCAAGGGGCAGTATTTCTTCCATTCAAGACCTCATCTCATAACTTCTTTCTTTTTTTTCCGTTCTTCCTCGCCTTTTAATTGTATCTCTCTGAGTGTTGCAATCATACTCTTCTGTGTAATCTGCGGAATCTCTCCATCTTCTCCTTTATGAAGGAACACAATATCCGCAGTCCTAAGATAATCCCCAATCTGTTTAGTTTGTGCCTGATACCTCTTGGCCCATTCGATATTCTCAGGATATTCAGAATCCAAATATTTCTTCATAAGCTCTTTAGCATATGCTCTCAAGCGTGTCAAATGGTTCAGGGCTTCTTTCTCTGCCGAAACCTTTTTCTCAATGAAAGTAATGTCTCTCTTCACAATCGTTTCTGGAAGGCGCAACCTGTGGGCAATTTCCCATGCCTCAAACTCAGCCATCAATGCAAAAACTTTCTCTCTTCTCAAGGGGATGTCATCCCTCAAAACTAAATCAATGCTCAAAACTCCTCCTCCTTCTGCTTCTCATTATACCTCATGGCCCGAAATCTCGCTCCGCTCAACCACTTGTCCCGGCACTTAGCAGAACAAAAACGGATGCAACTCCCTAATCTCTTCCTCGTTGTCCCACATTCCACACACTTCCAAGGCTCTTCTTCTACTGCTCCATCTTCCGCATACCTCAAAATACTTACTTCTTCACCTATTTCCATTTTTACACCTTATTTCAGTTATCACAACTCCTGAAGGCAAAACAAGGTCCTCCAGTTCAAAACCAGCTTTTTGCAGGACCGCTAACATTTCAGATTCCTTGAGAGCTTCTATATCGCGATTTGAAGGGATAAAATGTCCTATAAGCATATTCACCTCTCCCCCTCCCAAACTTTAGCTAAAAAGCCATTATACCAAGCTCCAAGAGTAATTGTAATTACTCCACACACCACTCCTAACTCATGGCCAGAGAAAAAGCAAAGAAAAATCCCAACCAACCAAATCAAAGAAGAAAGAAGTTGTAAAGCAAAAATAGGTGTTGTTTTCTTTCTTGATTCCATAGAGGAGTATTTCCTTTTAGATTTAAAAAGCTATGTGTTTGGTTAATGTGCCTCTGAGGGCACGTGGTCTTGAAACCACCTGAACGGGTTGTGCCCCCAGAGAGCACGGAGGTCACCGGGAAACAACCAAGAACCCGGCAAACAGAGAAATGGGAGAGGTGCTCTAAGGTGAAGAAATTTCCCAAATCCCTTATTTTCCCTTACTCATGCAGGGTATTTAAACCTTCCTTCCTACCACAAACCCACCTTTCATGTCCGTGCATTATCTCACTCAACTCCATTTGGACCATTTTCGGGGAGACCCTATTTCCCCAGTTAGCCACTATAAGAGTGAAAGGAGATAATGTAATCGTTCTGACGTGAGAGTGGTAATTAGTGGAATACACGATTGATACTTTGTGTTAGAACATGTTTTCTGAACCCTAGCACAACCGACCATTTACTATCAATAGATTTTCTAGGGGTTAAAAAATAAAATGGTTTTTTATGAACACAACCTCCCACTTTAAAGAGCTGAAAATGACCAAAAAATTAGACTATTCTCCTTAATTTCAACCCTGAAAAACCATAAGGATTCCTGCTCACACCCCAAAACATCTCAGCATCCCGTAGTGTTTCCCTCATCATTTTTGAGAATTCATTGCGCTTAGGAGGGGTCATTTTCAGGACAGTCTCACAATAATTCCTGTAAATCTGCCACAAATCAAATACAGGAATGATATTATCCGGGTCTCCCTCTGAAATATACTCTTCTACAAATAACTCATAAGGATTACTGAGTTTCTCCCATTCTTCACGGGTCTGTTCTATGCTTACAACTCCTTTGAATTGTTCACTATACTTTAACTGAACCAATCCCTTAATCGCCCAGTTAAGGACCCCAGAAAGCTCATTATTTACAATTTTGCTGGTAAGGAGAACATCCCTATCCTCTTCGTTTATATCCTTTGTAAAATGCAGCAGGACAATTCTCCTCATATTCCCATCTGAATATTCACTCATCTTAGGCAGGATATTTGCAGAATAAATCAACTTGGCGGAGTTTTTCATGTTGAATCCATCCACACCTTTATTTTCTGCAAACATTGCATCCCCTGAAACAAGCCCTTTAAGCACAGATGTGTCTTTTATCATCTCACACCCCACCTCAGATGAGATATTGGCCCGTTTCCCCTTTAGCCGGGCATACGCAAAACGATTATCAACTAACTTCTGCAAGGTTACCCCACTAACATTTTCCTCCCCTAACATCGCAGAAAGCACATCCAACAACACAGATTTTCCATTGCTTCCCTTTCCATACAACATAAACCACTTCTGGTATTCTACACCTGAATGCAAACAATATCCAAACATTGTTTGTATAATAGGGATTTCCTTTTGCAACGCAGATTTCTCCAAGAACTCCATGAAAATCGGGCATTTGGCCTCCGGGTCATAATCATATCCAAGTTTGTAGGTGAAACACAAATCTGGATTATGTGGATGCAGTTCCAATTCTCTCAAATCCAGCACCCCATTTCTCAGGTTCAGGAAATCAGGATGGTTGAAGTCCTCCTCTTCTATATATGTCTTTACGCTTACTGTGTGTATTATCTCTGTGAGCATAGCCTTGCTGAGTTGGTGGCCCTCTCCAATTTTTTCCAGCTTGGAGTTCACCCATTCCTTGATTTTTTCTGCTCCATTCTTTAAGTATCTGCCTTCATGATACCAATAAAGGTGCTCCCTTTCTTCTCCCTGCTTCTTCATTACAAAGTGTTTTTCACTTAATAACCATGAAACAATATGTGCCCGGACTAATTTCATATTAATGTGCCCTTTATCATTTGGAGTGAACAAATCAATAAGTTCCGATTCCCAGACATCCTCCTCTTTTTTAGGTTCATT